CCATCAGCCCAAAGCTCTGACATTCCGCCAGAGACAGAGGCCAAGACATTCCTGTCAGGCGCCATCAGTGTGGCCCTGTGTCCAACAGCCAAGCCAAGGCAGGTGCCGTCAGTGTCGAACTCAAGTCCGTCATGGCAACCGTGAGCGTTAGCCACGCCGACTGCCTCAACGATGGTGCGGAAGCGTCCAGCCTCACCAGCTACTCCTGCGCCATTGAGACCGAGCACCATGTACTGGCCGCGAACGTCGCCACTGGTGGCGGTCGTGCGGTAGCGGTACTCACGGAACTTGTCCTGTGTTGCGCTTGATTCCGGTGCAGCAGACGTACCGACAATCTCAGTAGCGTCGTCAGGGTCAAAATGAACCTTGACAGGGATGACATCGGTATCTCCTGACGTGATGGCATACAAGGCATAACCAAAGAACTGATGACTTGCCTTGTTCGCAATCTTGCTCAGGATGCAGGTAGTCTTGTTGATGAATATCTCATCACCAACAGAGACGGCCACATTCCCATCGTCATCCTCCGCCACAACTGACAACTGCCAGATACCCTCTGTGTCGATGGCCACCAAGTCGGTTGCAGCAGCCGCGCTCTTAAACGAGACTCCAACAATGTTCTCGCCAACCAGGACAGCGTCGCCCTTGTCGACGAATCCGTCTGTGTGGGTGGGATGGGTAATCTGGCTCTCAGTGAACGTCAGGTGACGTCCTTCATAGGTGCTAGAGACTTCATCTCCAGCAGTTCCAGCCGTATAAACTCCGTATGGCATTTTCGTTACCTCCTCAATAAACAATTACCGCTTGCTGACGGCGGCGTCCAGCGTTGCATCAGACCATTCAGGGTTAGCATCCTTGAATGCCTCGCGGAGCTTGGCCCTGCCGTCCTCGGTGACAACATTGGATTCTCCAACACCCTTCGGCTTGCCGGACTGGCGAATCTCGTCGATGTAGCTCTTTTCAGCCTTGATGGCATCCTCTAGCCCATCGGCACTGTCCGCCTCAGCGTAGTGGGACACCAAGCGCTTCTTGGCAGCTTCAGGTAAATCAGTCTCCCCAATAGCAGCCTCAACGGTAGCTTTGGTTTCGGCAATCTTCGCCTGTTTCACAGCCTCCTGCGCCTGCGTCAATAGACCGTCACGCTCGGTTGTGAGCGCGGCAATCTCCGCGTCCTTCTCTTTGACCTGTTCCTCGATTTCCATGATGTGTTTGACCTCCTTGTGTACCTCAGCCCTGACATCAGACTCAATAGCTGCTATCAGGTCCGGGCGTCGTTCTCTGAGTCCAGCCAATTCAACCAAATCTACGTCTTGGCTGCGGTCGGCTTCATATAGGGTCACGATTCCGCCAGCCCCGGGTGATGTCACGAAATCAACGGACCTGGCACGCACTAGGGTTTCAACGACGAGCGTCGGCACGCCGTCCACCTTCGTTTTAGAAGCGTTGCCAACCGCGTCTATACTGATGCCCATTTCTGATAGCATCGTCTTGTCGCGCAGGCTGGACAGCGTCTCCATGAGCCAGGGGCTAATGATTTCTGCAACACCGGTCACGGTCCCGGATTCATCGCATGTAACGTCCTTCAGTGTTGCCACCCAATCACGAATAGACCGCTCGGGCCTGTCGTGTTCCTCACTCTCTGATGGGTGGTCAGCAAACATCTTGGCGCCCTCGAATATCTTGTAGTCGCGCGCCAGCATGTCAGCCGGGTAGTACCGTTCTTTGCTGACATTGAATCCCGCCTTGATAACAACGACGTGGGCCCTGCCCTTGTCCACCTTCGCTTCGCTCAGTGACTCGACGTTGCGGATGGATTCTCGTGTCGTGGCTTCCTTAACCCACTTCGGTATATCGTCCTCAGATATTTCAAGGGCCCTATAGGCGGCGCGTATCCTTCGCTTGACACCGGATAGTGCCTCAGCAGGGATAACGGCCTTCTGGCCCTTTAATCCGCCGGGTGATAGTGCAGCGGCCAGCGTGCCGAGTTGTCTCTTGGTTGCCTTCTGGTCGATGTCTTCCCACATCCGCAGTTTCCAGCCTCCTGGTTTGTCTGTTTCTGGTGTGTAAGCAAATGCGGAGGCTGGATATGCGGCGCCTTCTTCAGTGCGGGTGATTGACTCTTTCTTGACCTCTACCATCGCGTCGTTGACGCGGGTGATGGCCTCGTTGACCTTGTCTTCGTCCGGCTCCTCAGATGACAGGAGCTTTTCAACTAAGACCTTGATTTCCTTGATGAGCTTGGCATCCCGGCTTGCGTTCCGCTTGCCGGCCTCTTGGATGAACTCCTGATATGCCGAGCGCAGGGATTCAACAGTCTCATATACCGTGCGCCTGACAACCTTTTCGGGATTGCCAAAGGTTGCTGTGCCGCCCTCATCCAATGTGTACGACGCCTTGTAGAGTTCGTCATTCACCCGGTAGATAATCTCAGTCTCAAATACGTCTTCAATCCAGATGTCATGCGGCACGGGGTCAGGCTGTGGTGCAATGTAGGAATTACTCAGCGCCGTCTGCAACATCTGGCGCTTGTTGTCATCGCTCATATCAGGCATGTTTGTTGCCTCCTTGGTCTTTCCTTCTCCGATATCCTGTGCCCTCATCTGCATACCGCATTCCGGGCATAGCTGCGTGCTGCACTTCACATTGGCAGCGACGGTTACTTCAGCATCATCCTTCGGGCATACACAGATATGTTCTCCGTGTGGATGCACCGCTTCCTTGACCATTTGCTTCTTTGGCATCTACCCTCCCTGTGACACAACAAAAAAACCGCAAACTCAATGAGCCTGCGGTTCTTCCGTCAGCCTTGTTGTGTGTCAGTTACTTTGTCTGTTGCATATCACTTCGCTACACCAGCACGACATGGCTATAATCCTCTACCTTATTGGTGATGGTGTTATAGCAACCATTTCTACCCTCACGCATTTCCTTGTTCTTTGCGTGGCGGTGGCTCCACTCGTCTGGTTCCATTGTGTCTGACTCTTGAATATCGTCGTGTCTGTTCACCCATTCAGTGAAGCGTTTCCAGTCGATAGCTTCACGACACTTGCATTCTGCATCTACGGAATGCACGTCGACAGCAGATGGTAAAGTGAATTTCATGCTCAGTCTATGCAGCTTGCCGCCGTGTTGATACAGTATGTCACCCATAACAGCTACGGCGAATGTAGGAGCCTCAAAGTCTGTATTACAGTCGCACGCAACTGAAATATATGCGACTCGCGTTACTTCTTCAACTGTCAGCATGTGCCTCCTAGTCAGCCTTTATTGTCCTCTCGACTTTCACCATCGTCAATTTACCGTCGCGTATCTGTACCGTTATTGTACCGTATCTGATAGGCCACTGCACCTGCGCCAATTCCGCAACAAGTCGGTTGTCTGCGTCAGTGTTTATCATTTCCTCTCCATCATCACCGGGGCAAGCGCACACTCGCAGTTAGGATGGAACGGTGGCCCCATTTCACCACTCGGGAATGCTTGGTCAACAGGTATCACACCCACCGCTGCATTGCCCTGGCATATCTCGCACGGGTCATTCGTCACGACCTCTTTGCCTGTCACACCCATGTCATTCATTGCGTCAAGGCTACCCTGTGTCAGCGCCGCGGCTGTTTCAGTCCTGGCAATCATCATTGCCCTGCCCTGCTGCGTGAGTCCCTTGATTGCAGACGGCTTGCCCCTGCCCATCCAACCGAGTGAGCGCTTGATATCGGTAGTCAGGCCACCGGGGCCGCGCTTGTTGGCGATACCGTCACTGATGACCTGCGCCAATTGCTTCTTTGTTTCAGTATCCATCCGGGTGACCAGTGTTGCAGCGTGTTGCTGTGCCCATGATACCGCTTTGGTCATTGGTGGTCCCTCAAATGGCAAGCTAGCTGCATTCATCATTACTTGATTCGCAGGAGCAACTTGTGTGATTAGTTCCTTTGGCAGTGGTGTGCGAATCGCGTATTGATTACCGTAGTATTCCGTTGGTCCTTTTGCCTTTGTCCACAGATATTTATTCACCTGGTCCTTCGGGATGGCATACCTGATAACCACTGCATCTTCACTCATTGCATATCTACTGGCGCCGAGCCAGCTATCAGTCACCATGTACCATTTAGGAGACGTTAAGTGAGGTGCAGGCGCGAGCCCTGTTGCCTTGATGCCAGCTACGTTCTTAGCCCATGTTGAATGGTAGACGACGAAGCTCTTTTCTGCCTCATATTGCAGCATCTGGACTGTTGCAGAAGCATGAATCTCTGCGAGCTCCGCAACCAATTCTGCTGTTAGTGGACGCTCGAATGCCGCCAACAGCGGGTCAAGAACGTCGTCTATGTCGCGTCCAAGGCTCAATTTACGTGCACCTTTTCATATTCTTCCTGGTAGTAAATCATCCAGTGCTGACCACATGGACACATGACTGACTTGAACGGTATGTCCGCCGAGCTCCTGGCATGAAAGGTGTGTCCGCATGGCATGGCGAACGACAACCCGAGACTGCCAACATCACCTATCACCTTGCCGTCCGATATCACCTTCTCCCTGAGAATCTTGATCAGCACCTCACGGCTATACACCAACATGCCGGTCGTTGTTGCTATCATTCCTCCTCCACCTCAGCATACTTGTAGTAAAGAGCCTCGATGGCATCGTACGGGAACGCTATACCGAGCGCCTTAAAGTACGACCGCATATCTCTTTCAATCTTGTCTGCTTTGCGTAGGTTTTCGGGGTCTGCGGGATTTGCGGGTATACGGGCCTCGGCCAGCCTTCTCAGGCTCTGCACTCTCTGCTGTAAATTCAACATCGGTCGCCTCCAGTCTGCCGGTTCCGTTGCAGTGATGGCATTTCACCTGCACAAATCCCATGTTCTTCTCGGTGAATCCACGTCCACCGCATGCCTCACATTTCAGTGCGTCCACTATGCCTCCCGTTTCCTCAATACTTCTTCAAGGCGCTTTAGAACTCGGATGGTTGCAGCCTCTTGGCTACCCTCGGGCAGTTTCTCAAGTTCTTCCAGCACAGCAGCAGTGTCGTTGATGCCCAACGCTACTAATGCTTGCTGTTTCACGTCCTTTGATTGTGCAAGCTCAGGGAATGCACCAATGACCTTCACCAATGCGTCAGCCATTGCCAGCGCGTCTTCCGGTGCTATCGGTGCGAAGTCCATGTCGACATACCATTCAGATTCAGGCACGCCGGCGTGCTCGAGGATGACATCGTTGATATCGCTGTATGCCGATTTCCAGATTACCTGGTAGCTCTGTAACATCTTCAACATCGGCAATTCCACCGTCTGTGCAGTGGCCAATGAACCTGTCGAGATATCACCAAAATATTGCTCCGGGATACCGACAGCAGCACAGACCTGCAACTTAATCATGCGACCGTCCTGCCATGCGTTTGATGCGCCTGTGTCGGTTTTAATGGGCGTGGTCATGCTGCCGAGATTCTCAACCAGATGGGACCCCGCGGGAACTTCTACCTCATCCGTCTTGGCCTTGATGGCGTTGACCTGCGCTTGTCCGCCTACAACCTTCGTCTGCCATGCGAACCGGGCCAGTGCCAGCATTATCGCAACTCGGGATGCGAGGAACCTACGGTATTGCGTGATCCAGTCGAGCGCAGGCAGCAATAGTGGATTGCCGCGCTGTGAGATAGTGTTGATTGCCAGGTGGTAGATGACAGCTTCCTCAGTCTGTTCTACTGCCGAGCCGCTTGCATCCTGACACCCTTCGTTCTTGATATTGGCAATGCTGCGGTAATACCCGGCCTTCGCGTTGCCCTGTGGTGTAGACCACTCACGCTTGTAGTAGCGCACGTCCATAGCATCATCAGGGTTTGTGATTATCTCGGTGATTTCCAGCGGGTCGATGTAGCGGATGGTCGATTCTTTGCCGAGGAAGATGGCGAAGAACATCTCGCCGTCAATCAGCAGCTTGTTTGAGCACAGCCGCTGCCCTACTGCGCCGAGCACCTTCTTGTTGACCTTGGAATTCCAGAAGGCATCTAGCGCCTTCTTCGTTGACTCAGCATCATCAGGCACTGACCATGTCATACCGGGACCGAACGCATAGTCCGTCCACAGCCTGATTGACTGCTTTCCCAACGGGTCCTTCAGCGCATAGGTGCGCGAGGTGGTGATGTTGGTTTTCCGTTCCGCGTCGGTGACGACAACAAGCTGATTGCTGAGGTTCGTCCATCCGGAATCTTCAAGCCGCAGTTCTTCCTCAACCGTTGCCGTGGCTTCCTGCACTCCTGTGAGTGATATTTCTCTGAATAGTTGACCTAGCGACGCCGCATAAACCGGCCTATCTTCTGCCATTTCGCACCTCTCGGTTTCAGGATATGCCACGCAAACCTCAGCCGCGCCCTGTACGGCCACTGTTCCATCATTCTAACGTACTCCATGAATGGCTGTCGACTGTACTTGCGGAGCTTCTTGACTATCTTGGAATTCATGCGTGCCTCCACTTGCGCCACTGGCGCCTGACGTTACGATGTACGAATGCTGATAACCGAGTGCCGTGTATCCGAACAATGACTGCGTCCAGCCTGCGACTCAGTGATTTCGGGTCGCGTACCAGGAAGTCAATAGACCACTCCATGCACGCGCATGTAACAGTGATTTGGTCACCCGGTCGAACACGGATAATGCCACCTTCATCGAACAGGTCTATTGTGCGTCCGCATTTC